AACAGACCCAACGCTTCCTGTTGCGGACACGCCTGTAACGGATACGTCGATAGGTATGTTGACAGTTACGCCCCCAACTGAGCCTGTTCCTGCAACGCCTGTAGCAGAGATATTCGCATCTACTTTGGTTGTTACGCTTCCAACACCAGACGAACCACTAACACCTGTCGCAGCAACAGAGGCACCGAATTTTATTGTTACAGCCCCTGAAGAGCCTGTAGCTGATACACCTGTCGCGGAAGCCTGACCATCAGCTTCAACGCTGACAGAACCCACACTGCCCGTTCCCAACACACCTGTTACAGATTGATTTGTGTTGGCGGCTACTGTTGTAGAACCTACGCTACCAACGGCTCCTATACCTGACGCGGGAATGTTCGCTGATAATGTTAAACCTACAGAGCCAACACCGCCTGTCGCTGACAGACCCGTTACAGGCTGCGTTACTCCGCTAGTTGCGGTCGCACTACCAACAGATGCGGTTCCGAATACGCCTGTAACATTTTGAACAACAGAACTTGTTGTTTGCGGTATGTTGCCAACTTCACCTGTTCCAACAACACCAGAAGCGGAAATGTTATTGTCAAACTCAAGGCTTACAGTGCCTACACTGCCTGTCGCAGATACACCTGTTACAGAAACATTTTTTCCAACTCTAGCGTCTACCGTCCCTATAGCAGACGTACCAGAAACACCAGAAACGGAAACGTTTACATCGCTAGAAACGGTGGCAGAACCAACAGACCCTATAGAGTTTATGCCTACTGGGTGGGCATTTGCATCTGCGTCTATAGCGACAGAATCTAAAGCAGTTGTTCCCACAACTCCTGTAACGGGTATGTTTGCTGAAAAGACTGTAAAGGTAGTTCCAACAGCGCCTGTGCCAGAAACCCCTGTTACAGTAAAGTTTGCATCGCCAGAAACAGTAGAAGAACCAACAGCGCCTGTAGATGATACTCCCGTAACAGGGACATTCGCATCTCCTGATACAGTATGCGTGGTGCCAACTGACCCTGTAGCTACTACTGCGCTGGCTGAAATGTTACCAACACCAGTAACAGTTACGCTTCCAACACTGCCTGTAGCCGCTAAACCTGTCGCTGTTGTATTCGCGGCACCTGTCGTTGTTACAGACCCAACACTTGCTGTCGCTGAAACCCCTGTAACGGGCTGCGTTACACCGCTAGTAGTTGTTACACTGCCAACAGAAACAGTACCCGCTACACCTGTAACGGATACGCCTACAGATAAACTATTCCAAGAGCCTGAACTCCAACCGCCACGGCCCCAGCCAGAATAAGGAAGCGGCATGGATTATCCCCCCAATTAGGCGATACGGATAATCGCGTTACTTGCGTCTGCGGTTGGCATCACTACGGTGAAATCACCTGCGCTAGCAGCTTTATCACTGCCAAAATCAAGAACACATACTGTGGGATCACCCGAAGCTGCCTCGTTGAAAATCAATGCGCCACGAACTCCTGTAAGTGTTACATTCGTAAAAACTACATTGTCCATATCTACAAAAGCTGTAGTGCTACTAGATGTAGGCGTTACTGTGGTTATCGCATTACCTTTAGCGGTATAATTTGTTCCACTGACTTCGTTGCCAGAAGTATAAGCTGTGGTAGCCGCATTAAAACTTGCACTGTTTGTATACATTGCCAACTTAAATACGTTAGATGCTGCCGTAAAATTATGCACACCCTTTAAAAGCTCTGTTTTGAACGAGGTACACATGAAGTTTCCTGAGAATGCCATTTACATTTTCCTTATATATTCAGCTAGTTTTTTATGACCAGCATCACTGATTGCATTATATACAGTAGTTCTATCGCTTTGGATAGCCTGTTTCATGTAGACTGCGATTACAGCCTTCATACGTTCCTTGTGAGCCAAGGCTTGATCTCTAATCGCAGGTGGCGCGTCATTTGATACGATCATTAACCTATCAACGCATAATTCCGCGACCTCTTCAGGGGTAAAGCCTCGATTGTTAGTAGTTTTAACCCCAACACTACCAACAGACATTTCAAACGGCATGTTCATCTAAAGTTTCCATCCCTGTAACTATCGCCTTTGCTGGCGGCATCAATAACGGACAACTGTTGTAGCGCAGATTCATATCGCTCTCTGTATGACTGCATAACATCAGGGTCGCCCTTCATAAACGTGTACGCCTCTACCAAGGAACCATAAAGAAGTACAGTGTCAGCGTTCTCACCAAGCCAAGACGTGCTTGTAGTAACAATAGACTTAGGCTCAAAGTAGTAATGTAGCTCTACGGTATATGTAGCATTAGGCGTTGGACCTATGATAAAGTGTCCGTCTGTAGCCGCTGTTATAGCGTCACCATCAAACTGTCCATAATACTTTGGAACGCCTTGAGTAGCAGCTACAGGGTATGCTTCCCGCATAAAGTTAACGTCTTTCTCTAGCAAATACGTGTATGCTGCTGTGACAGGATCAACGATTGCTAGAGAAAATACAGCCAGAAAGTCATCGGGCCGCTGTAAGTATTGCGTACCTTGATTTAGAGTACCCGTACTGTTGGACCTGACTTCGGGTATAGTAACAGTACGAAATATACGTTGCTCCGCTTGCTGAACAAACGTAGGGATCATAGAGACGAATGTTGCCTCTGTGTTCTCTGTATAGTCCTTTATTGCTTGCGTAAGCTCAGTATAATTCATCTAGTTTACCCCATTGGTCCTCTTGCCATTCTGCCGCTTCGCTGTGCGCCAGTACCGCGTACTAGAGTACCACCTTTACCCATCTTCTTTGTCATCTTGCCACCACTCATCTTTTTAGTGACAGAACCACCAGCTTTCTTCTTAGCTACAGCACCGCCTTTAGATTTATAGTCCGCGGCTACAGGCTTGGGTTTCCTGCCGGGATTACTGTACGAACCTTTGTTTTTTAGCATACGGTCCTTAACTTCATCCTTGCGAGAACTAACATCCAGTGTTTCATAACTAGGGTTCTTCTGGCCTTCTACACGATAATTTTTTCTACCCGCATCTGCGGCTGCATTGTTAGCTGCGCTGGCATTATCTCTACGCAGCGCGTTCTTTCTAGCGGCTCGCTCCGTAGCCGTAGTTTCTTGCCCTAAACTTTTAGTGTAGGCTTTAGCCGTAGCTCTGCGTGTAGCTTCTTTCGCGTCAGCTTTTCTTTTCTTCTCGGCAGCGGTCATTGCCTGTATGCGACTGCCCGACTTCATCTTCATAGGTGGGCGTCCACGTTTACTTCCGTATGTTCCGGGTCCACTTGGCATAATCTTATCCTATCTCTACAGTTACAGTTCCAACTTGGCCTTCTAAGTAGATAAGTGAATTACCTACGGGGTCCCAACCCCAAAGTCCCCGCCCCGGCGCATAGTCCGGTCTAGGGTTAAGGAGAGATTGCGGGTCAACAACCCGAATACGCCCCAAAAAGTTCTGTGGTTGATCTGGGTCAACTACATCTCTACCAACACGAAAACCAGTGCGGTGTCCATCTTGGAACTCCCACACAAGCTCATTTAGAGGGTAACGAGCGCCCGTCCGGTCACATATACCATATGCGTGTTTACCAGAGGCGTAACTCATCGCATCCCTCCATGAAAGGTTTGAAACGGTACAAACATAGAAGATGCACGATCTTGGTCTTCATATGCTGCCAGCTTAAACTGATACTCATACTCTTCTCTAAGAGGCACCGCTCTAGCTGCAGCTTCGGGTTTCTTCATGGCTACATGAAACGCTAACCCTGATACAAGTGCAGGTACAAACCGTGGAGGTATATTGCTTGTCTCTCCTCCAACACCTGATGCAAGACCATCAATACCCTTGAGGCGAAAGTACAGTAGCTGATACGCCTGTGTACTGTCCGGTGTAGGCCACACTGTAAATTTTACTTCAGTAGGGAGCCGCTGCACATATATTTGTGTAGGGCGTCCTATGGTGTTCTTGTTAGTCTGCTGTGCGTATGTAGACACGCTAACGCGCTGCAGGGCTGTGTCTACCTGATTTGTACCCGTACCAGTACGTAGCTGATGCTCAATAAGATCAATCGTGTCCACAGGCATAACATGAGTAGCCTGACCCGCGACCAGATCAACAGTGCCAGAGTCAATAGTAAACAGGTTAAGACCCCTGTTCTGCCACTCTAGGGTTAATATATTAAGACTACGACGAATAGTACGTAGGTCATACCCAGACTGCATCTGCAAGCCAGCCCGTTCAAAGGCTTCCTCAAACAACTCAGGTAGGTCAGGTACGACTGTAGTCATTATTTAGTCCTCTTCTTACCACTAGCAGTAGTAGACCATTTTACACGCTTAGGCCCAGTTTTTTTCGTGGCCTCGGACTTAGTTATCTTAGACGCCACTTTCTTAGGGCGACAGGCAGGATAAGGGCGTTTAGACTTACCTTTAGCGGTTTTACGTCCGCAGGCTTTGCCTGTCTTAACATCGGTCCATTCTTCACCGAACCACTTGCCAAGACCGCCTTTACCCTTTTTTGGTGCTTTTGCCACTTTTAGCTACCTTATTGTTGCCACCCGACCAACCGCCGCCCTTGGACTTATACCATTTGGAAGCCCAAGCATTTGCATAAGCGGAAGGATAAACCTTAAACTTACTTTTAGCAGCGGACTTAGCTTTTGACCACAGAGCTGCATTTGAAGGTTTTGCTTTAGACATATCGCCCCTTAGTCTTACCTCGCGTAGCGCAACCATCTATTTTGCCACCGCTACGCATTTTAAGTATGCCGCCTTTAGCACCTTTAAAAACACCTGCTTTTATCTGTTTTTGTATCTCTATTTCTTCCAAACGAATACGTTCTTTTTCAGCGGCAGCGGCTTCTGCAGCTAAACGCTTTCGTTCCGCTTCGTTCTTACCACGTTTAGCCATAATTTATCCTAACATTTCCAACGTTTTCTAGCCTGTCGTAGACGGCTATTCGGGTCTTTTGCTGCTTTGGGGAATTGTTTCATCTGTCCAGCAGAACGAGCGCAGAACGACTTACGTCGATTGGCATCTTTACTGCCTTTTTTGACCTTACCCGTAACAGCGGTTTTTAACTTCGATCCGGGGTTTTTACGTCTATACGCAGCAACACCCGCCTTTGTCATCCCCGCCCCAGACTTAGTGGAGCGGAAATTCTTTTTGTTACGCTTCGGCATCTCACCCTTTGAAGCCATGACGATTTACTCTATAAGCAGGGTCATTAC